AAACATATCGTCCGAAGACCCATACGATGAAGTTTCTTCTTTGATTTTTGGTAGAGAGGGCATAGCCAGAAGTGAAAGCCTACAGTCGTTACTTGGAAACTTTGCTGAGCCTAACATCTCAGTGAAACTTTGGTACAATCTTCTTGTTGGTGGAAAAGACAATTACGGAAAGCCAATCATTGACAATAAGGACGCAACTTGGCTTGCTAAAACTCTTGGATATGGCGGATATCTTGGCCGTCAATACTTTGTACCTCCTAACGTTGACTTCATCCGCCGAGAGATTGTAAAGCGTATAGAGGCCAGGGCAGAAGACCCAGAGATTGACCTCCGTCCACTAGAGACCACCGCACAGCTTTCTCAGAACCTGGTATTCCGCGACTACCCAGTCAACATCGGACAGCAGTTCTACTACAACCTTAAGGACCAGAAGTTTGAGGATTCGGATTTGGCTCCGTGGGTAGAGCTTGGTGAGGCAGAGCGCGCTAACAGGCGCGCTCGCTTAGACCAGGTGAAGGAGGCATACCAGACAATCGTTCAGTATGGTGAGCATTTTGAGAACTACGAGCTTATTGACAAGGCTCAAAAGAACCTAAATACCTCATTTAGAAACGATGACGATGCGCTCTACTACGTGCTCTACGACATTCCGTTGCCCGAGTAGACCAGCGCTTTCACCACTAAATCACTTCTTTAACCCATGTATTTTTGCTGCATGGGATGGACGGAGATTTTCAAGAATAGCAACGACTACAACGAGAAGAATGTACTTGGTGCATTGTCGTTTGCGGTGATGGTTATGGTGATGATTGCTGACCTCGTAACTGGAGTTATGGGTACGCATCTTCCCCTCAACGAATACGTATACAACAGCTTTGTAATAGTAACACTGGGATGCTTTGGCATCTCCGGCATAGAGAAGTTTGCTAAGTGATGAAAATGCCCGTATCGTTCGACCAGTTCCAAAAGAACCCGGTCGCCGCCATCGCCTTCATTGCCCTTGTTGCAATCGGTTACCTTTACGTGGACCAGAAGATGACTAATGGCAAAATAGATGACCGATGCCAGGGAAGGGTAAATGAGCTCGAGGTCAAAGTTGACAAATATGTTGAGCATATTCGTCGTCTTGATTCAGCTCTTGCCTATACCAGCGCTAAAAACGAAATGCTCCTACAGACCAAATGACACGCTCAATCCTCCTCCTAATTTCTGGAATCACCGTTGGTGTCCTTGTCGCCAAGAAGAATGAACCAGAGAAGCCGATTGACCCAGTTGATTTGATTATTGAGAAATCAAATCAAACCATGCGCAAAGCCAGCGCAGTATCGGCAAAAGCAGACCAACAGGTTGCTAAGAGTATTGGAGAGATGAAGCAAACTATCCAGGTATTGGAAGAGGAGAAGGAACAATTGGTCGAACAAGTAAAGGTCATGCAAGATGAGATTGTGGCTGTTAAGTCTGCTCCTGTGCAGCACTTCGATGTACTCGCAATCGGCGTATCCGATTCAGCGAGTAGAAAATAAGGACACAGTAGTTGTAATGACTAAGGCACAAGCGATTGCGATGAACAATCGCTTTCTTTCCATGGACTCAACAATCAAAGCATACGATGAAGCCTACAAACTCAAGTATTTTCAGTATCATAGCGCAAGCCAAGCTGTGGCTCGCCAAGATTCAGTCATTGCTGAACTCAATCGACAGCTCCTCGTCAAGCCCTCGTTCAAAAAAATGACGCAACAGGACGTTTTCATGTCCGTGTATTTCGTCATTTTCTCTTCTGCACTATTCTATTTAACTGTATTTTAGCGTGGTGAAATGGTTCTCAATCGCTATCGTAATCCAATTGCTGGCTGGGTGCTCAGCAGAATGGCACCTAAAAAAGGCCATCAAGAAGAATCCCGCGTTATTGTCGGAGCCCACGGTTGTTACGAGATGGGACACGATTACGATGCCCCCGATAACCATTGTGGACACACTGGAAATACCAGCCGTTGGCGACAGCTCCGTAATAGAAAACGATTCACTTCAAGTAGTCGTTAAGACCGTAGTCGACAAGAACGGAAACAAGAAGCTGTCCGTTTCTGCCAAGACTAAGACTATTCAAATACCCCATTACATCAAGGTGGACTGCCCTCCGCAGGTCAAGCTCTTGGCGATTCCTTGGTATTACAAAGTATACAAGATGTCATTTTTCATCTTGATATTCCTTCTGATTGTGGCTCTTGCTCGGCGCATCAGTTCCCGCTTTGTTTAACCAAAAAATCTAACTACCTTTGAATCAGGAAGTAACGGCTATTGCCAAAAAGAAACTACCAATGGAATGGGAATACTACACCAATCCGAGCAAGAAAATTCAAATTGACGGCCTTCTTGAGAAGGCAGCTTCGGTATTCGCTAACTGCGATTCTACCTCAGAAGCACGTGCTGAAGCACGTCGTCAAGAGAAGAAAATCTTGAGCGAGATTGCTAAGATTGATGCCCTCTTCGCTGAGCGATGCGGGTGCAACGAGCTATACTAAGCCCTTTAGTCGCTCCTTGTTGATTTGGGAGATATCGTAGTGCTTCTTGCAGTACTCGTATAGCTCCCCGCCAAGGTTTTGCGCTTTTTCCAACGTCATATCAGCAACAGCTTTCCTCCACTCTTCTGGTGTGGAGCAGAGTATTCCTGTCTTGTTGTGGATGATAGCCTGCTTGTATGGCGTCGTATTCGAGGCAATGATTGCCGTCTTGGTGTACCCTGCCTCAACCACCTTTAGGTCCGACTTGCATCGGTTGAACTTGTTGTTCAAGAGCGGAGCCAGAGCCACATCAAAGTGGCGATAGAGCTGCGCGTACAAGTGGATGTCAAGGGGATACATTGTGTACTTGGCCCGAAGGATGTCTGGGTAGTCCATCAGGTTCATGCAGTACAGCTCATGATTCTCAAAGGTGACCCCCATTGAAAGAAGGTCATTGCGGTGGCCATTGGCTCCGATGTATCCAAAGCGAACAAGCCCTTTTGGATTCGGGTCTTTCTCTTGTTCAGCCCACTGCTTTTCTTGCTCGTATACAGTGTTGGGGATTACGCGGTATACGGCGTTCTTATTCACCTTTCGCATCTTGTGCGCAAGGGTTTCAGATGGAGTCCATATCTCGTCAGCAATACGGATGCTTGCAAGAATCTCCCCAGATACTTGCTTCTTGTAGTGTTCCTTTGCTGGATTGTCGTCTGGAAGTTCCCAGAAGTCGTCGTTGTCAAGGATTAGCTTGACCTTGTACTTCTTGAGCCACTTCTTGAACTCGATGTAGTTGGAAACGGTACACCGACGAGAAACGATGACAGAACCAACCTTCGTCATGTCAAACTCCTTAAGCTCATTGAAGCTGGAGAAGAAGTGGATGTTGACACCCTCCTCCGCTTTGAGGCGGAGGAAGGGAGTCATCAATCTGTGGTAGTTGATGCCGTTTAGGCCATCAAGAAATATCAGAGTTATCATCGTGGTATTCCAATAATGCGGAGCGAATCATATCAAACTCGTTGTCTATCTCCCTCTTGAACTTGCGTATGGTATTGTGAAGCCTGTCTGCGTCAGTCCTTGCTCTTCCTGCTTCGTCGTGCAGGCTTTCGTACAGGAGTGTTGCTGCGTTTGCTATCCTCGATGTCGCCTTGTAGTAGGTCCGACTCAATTCCTCTTGGTCCATGTGCGGTAATGGTTGCTATGAATTGCTCTTTAGGTAAACTCGGGTCGTATCTTGTTTCCTGTGAAAGATAATACTTTGGAGTGTCGTCAGGAATATGACCGTGATTGCGTAGATAATCCGCAAGAAACTTGCTGCAACAAATAGCGTTATCAACGTCATAGCGGCAATTGTAACGAACAGCAATAGACATTCGTTCCATGCGGAACTTACCAAATGGAGCAAGTGCCGTAGCGATGGCTCTCCAGTATACATCCTTGTGTTTCTTTCTGACCATGAAGTGCCTTCCCGCATAATACGCGTTAAGGCTCGGCGGCTTTGGTAGTATAATCTCAATGGTCTCATTGTTCACCTCATCTAAGGTAGGACAATGCGACTGGAATTCAAATGCATAGGAGTGAAAGTTTTTGTCCCGAACAACGGATACATTCCAGTTCGGTTATTGTTGAGCTGAAACACAACTGGTTGGTCAAACGGAGTCGGTGAACCCCCGGTCTCCGTGTTGCGAACTTTTCGTACGTGTATCTCTGTGCGGTAGCGCATCTCTGGTTCTGGGTGCAAAACCTTGCGGTGAAACGTGACGAATGAATCAGCACGGTTGACCCACTTGCCCCCGCCTTCAGTGTCTTCGGCAAACGGAGCCACCGGGAGTCCATCGGGGCCCTTTCTACGGACAGCTTCTGTGATGGCGTGCGTATTTACCCACACGGCCATATCGTTCTGCGTAGCAAAGGTTAGGAACTCTGATGCTGCCTCGTAGTGGTATTCGTGTGATGTGATTCCAGAGCTGTTCTTTCCTACGGTAATCTTCAAGCTGTTGTATGGGTCAATCAAGTATCCATCGTAACGCTCTTGCCGTACCAGCTTTTCAGCAAACACCATCAGGTCTGCATAGCTGTATACTTGCGCATTGCTGATGATGGTAAAGTGCTTGTTCACCCATTTGAAGGCCTCTGTCCGCTCTTCATGGCGCATCATATCAATTGGCTTGTCAAGAAGGAACTCCATAAGGCGCATTTTGAACGATGCTGTCTTGTTCTCGCTCGAGTAGACAACCCAACGCCACCCATGCAGGACAGCTGATGAGACCATTAGGAACTGCGCCATGGTGGTCTTACCCACGTTGCTGTGTCCGTTGATGATGGTGAACTCCTTCTTAAGCAAGAAGTGCTTGTCAAGCCATTCAAATCCAGTGCTAAGTCCACGTATGATTTCTCCCTTGGCGAATTTCTCAATCCAGTTGTAGTCAGAATCATCGGATGAGATGAACGACATATCTCCGTCGTTGATTTGCATCTCTCTGCGGATGCGTGCCTCATCTTCAATTACCTCTCGGATTGGCATCTGCTTTCCTTCTAGGATGCCGTCCTTGATGGTGTTGCGTGCGTTAGCTAAGTCCTCTACATTTTCCTTCTTTTGAATTTCACGTAGCAGAACCCGCTCGGCTTCGTCCTCCTCCATCCGACCGGCGGCAATATAGCCGCCGCAAAGGATGGCTGCCCGCAGTAGCGTGATATGCTTCTCTCCGTCTTGCGCACGGCGAACCATTCGCGCTACGATATTTAGCTTTTCGTAGTCGGTGTACAGCTCTTGTATTTGCGCGACTTGCTGCTCTTGCTGTTCACGCAGCATTCCTCCAAATACCTTGCTGTCGGGGTTATGGACCAGTTCTGGGTCATAGCTCTCAAAACACGCGCGAGATTCGTTAACTCCTGACGGGTCAGCCAGAAGTCCATAGGTGCTATCAAAGTACGTCTGGAGCGACCTAAAGTGCTCTCTATGCCTTTCTGGGTTGCTTATCTTGACGAGGGCTTTCAGGCCCTCGCCAGATGGGGATATCCAGCAAGCAAAAACGTATTCGTCCGTGGAGAGAAGAGCCT